ACCCGTCACGCAACCGTCGGCTTCCAACGCGGGCACCGCCTCGCCAACGGCGCAGGAGGTTGTCGTGGACGTGGCCGGGAAGGTCCGCCGCCCGGGTCTGATCCGTGCCAAACCGGGCTCCCGGGTCGCCGACGTGCTGGCGCTGGCCGGCGGAGCCCTACCCGGCGTCGACCTGACCGGCCTCAACCTCGCCCGTCAGGTAGCGGACGGCGAACAGATCCTCGTCGGCATGCCCGGCGGCCCACCACCCGGCACTCCAGGACCCGGTGCCGCGACATCCAGCGGAAGCCCGGTGGACCTGAACAAGGCATCGCTCGCGGACTTGGAGGCATTGCCAGGCGTCGGACCAGTCCTGGCCCAGCGAATCCTCGACTGGCGAACCGAACACGGCCGCTTCAGCACAGTCGACGAACTTCACAACAAGGGCATGAGTGAGACGGACATTGCTCGTGGTTTCGGAATCACAACCACTCAGCTCCGAGCCGTCAAGTCGATCGCCAAGACTGCAGAGAAGCAAGCCGACATCGGCATGGCTCAGCGTCTAAAGGACAAGGGTTATTCCAACGTCGCCATCGGCAAGCAAATGGGCGTCAACGAATCTTCGGTTCGTGCTCTTCTTTCCGATGGAGCCAAGGACAAAGCAGCCGTACTCGAAACGACGTCGAACATGCTCAGGGATCAGGTCGCCCAAAAGAAGTATATCGACATCGGTGCTGGCGTTGAACGTCACCTCGGAATCAGCAATGACAAATTGAAGATCGCAGTAGCCAAACTCCAAGAAGACGGCTACAGGGTCGACTATGTCAAGGTCGAACAACTCGGCACTCGTCATCAGACCACGATCAAGGTTCTGTCCGCTCCTGGTACCGAGTACAAGGAGCTTTACCAAAACCGAGACAAGATCAAGTTGATCACCAACTTCTCGGACGATGGTGGACGATCCTACAGCGACATCAAGCCTCCGATCCCGATCAGCTCCAAGCGTGTGTCGGTAAGGTACGCCGAGCAAGGAGGAGCAGACGCTGATGGCGTCATCTATGTTCGTCCTGGAGTTGACGACATCTCTCTCGGTGAATCTCGTTATGCTCAGGTTCGTATCGCGGTGGACGGTACGCACTATCTCAAGGGCATGGCTATGTACCGGGATGATCTCCCTCCTGGCGTGGATCTCATGTTCAACACGAATAAGAGTAACACCGGCCACAAACTCGATGCCATGAAGAAGGTGTCGAGTGACCCCGAAAACCCTTTCGGTGCATTCATTGATCGCCAGCACGGCGTCATGAATATCGTCAACGAGGAAGGCGCATGGGAGAAGTGGTCGAAGAGCCTCTCCTCTCAGATGTTGTCGAAGCAGAGTCCGGCTTTGGCCAAGTCTCAACTCGACATGACGTTCGAACGCAAGAGTCGTGAGCTTGATGAAATCAGGTCTCTCACAAACCCGGTCGTCAAGAAGCGTCTACTCGACTCTTACGCCGATGATGTGGATTCGGCAGCCGTACATCTCAAGGCTGCGGCTCTTCCTCGTCAGGGATCGCACGTCATACTTCCAATCAACTCCATGAAGGAGGGTGAGGTGTATGCGCCCAACTATCGCGATGGTGATCGCGTTGTGCTGGTTCGCTATCCTCATGGAGGTATCTTCGAGATTCCAGAACTTACAGTCAACAATCGTCACCCTGAAGCGAAGAAGCTTCTCGGCAATGCTAAGGACGCCATTGGTATCCACAGCAAGGTCGCAGAACGCCTCTCAGGGGCCGACTTTGATGGCGACACAGTTCTGGTCATCCCGAACAATAGCGGCCGTGTAAAGACCGCTCCTGCCCTTGACGGGCTAAAGGGGTTCGATCCTCAGCGTGCATACCCTGCTTTCGAGGGCATGCCCAAGATGACGCCCAAAACAAAGCAAGTTGAAATGGGCAAAGTCTCAAACCTCATCACCGACATGACCATTAAGGGAGCGTCAACAACCGAGCTTGCTGCAGCAGTTCGGCATTCCATGGTTGTGATCGATGCTGAGAAGCACAATCTGAACTACCGGCAATCGGCCATCGACAACGGCATCTCTGCTCTCAAAGCCAAGTATCAAGGTGGAAAGACAGCTGGTGCCAACACGTTGATCTCGAATGCCGGCATCTCGTCGACTGTCCGAATCCCAGATCGTAAGCCCAGAACCAAAGCAAACGGTGGGCCTATCGATCTAGCAACGGGTAAGAAGGTATTCGAAAACACAGGCGAGACCTTCGTCGACAAGAACGGTAAGCTCGTCACCAAGACGATTGAGGTGACAAAGCTAGGCAACATCGACAACGCACACAACCTCTCTTCTGGTACGCCCATCGAGAAGGTGTATGCGGATCACTCGAACAAGCTGAAGGCCTTGGCTAACACAGCAAGGAAGGAAGCGGCTTCAACTAAGCCCATTCCTTACTCTCCTTCGGCTAAGTTGGCCTACGCCAAGGAAGTAAAGACTCTTGATGCTAACTTGAATCTGGCACTCAGGAACAGCCCCCTGGAAAGACAAGCCCAGATCCTGGCGAATGCAGTGGTCATCCAGAAGACCAAGGCTAACCCAGACATGGAAGCATCAGAGATCAAGAAGTTGAAAGCCCAAGCTCTGGCTCAAGCTAGAATCAGAACTGGAGCTAAGAAGCAACGCATAGAGATCAGTGAGCAAGAGTGGGCTGCCATTCAGGCAGGCGCAATCAGCAGCAACAAACTGAATCAGATCCTGAGCAATTCAGATCTTGATCAAGTCAAGCAGCTGGCCACGCCTAAGATCAAGCTCCTCATGACCTCTATCAAGAAGAGTAGAGCTGTGCTCATGCTGCAGTCTGGGTACACCCCAGCTGAAGTAGCAGACGCTCTCGGTGTGTCAGTAAGTACTCTGAAGCGCAGCCTTAGTGCGGTGAATGAGAATGCCTGACTACATGCTCACAACAGTGGACAACCCATTCAATCCATTCACAAAGTTCGATGAGTGGTACGCATGGGATCTGGCCGCCGGCTACAACACCAGTGCCTTCCTTGCAAGGGTGATCAAGTCATCTGATGAACTATCGGAAGCAGATCAAGAACTTGCTCGTAGGCAAGCAATTGATGAGATCGTGAACGAGAACGTTCTTGGTGTGTATCGAAAGATCGCTGATCCATCATCACTCATGACTGACGAACTGTCAGCTTAGTGATAGGAACCAACCAAGGCCTCTCTTGCTGTTGAGTGAACAATACTCACACAAGATTGTGCTTTGGTTGGTTCCCCATGCATTTATACAATCGAATAAATAGTATTAATTGATGAGGCTTTGATTTCATTTAGGTATAGGGGCGGGGGGTCTCGCAAAAACACACCCCCCTGTGCATCGCCGCTGTCCACAAAATATCCCCGGCGGGACTTTTTGGAGAAAGTTTTTGCTTCCGATAGCTGCTCCGGGGGCCCTGTTGTGGTAATCCTAGGTAAGTGCTTGATAAAGCACAGCAACAGGACCCTTGAGGAACTATCGGCCTCCCCGCCCCCCTAACCCCCACCCCTCTGAAAGGAGTTGAAAACTATGGTTACTGGCCGTAAAAGTGGTCTTGATTCCGGGACAAGTAATCGTAGAACGCCAACAACTCCTGAGGGCCGAGAACAGCAGATGATTGGCTTGGCTCATGACCTAGCCGAGAAGCGTATTCGAGAAGGCACTGCCTCCGCACAGGAGATCACACACTTCTTGAAACTCGGATCCTCACGAGAACGCCTCGAACAAGAACGACTGTCTCATGAGAACGAACTTCTGGTTGTCAAGCGGAAAGCGATCGAGTCGCAAGAAGTAGTAGAGCAACTATACAAGGATGCTCTTGACGCCATGCGTACTTACTCCGGCCAAGAGCCTGTAAACACAACGGATGAGTTCGGTGATTAGAACTTACTCAGAACTTCGACGCATTGAGAGTTTCGAAGATCGGTTTAGGTACCTCGCTCTTCGAGGTGAAGTCGGAAGATCGACGTTCGGGTTCGATCGCTACATCAACCAAAAGTTTTACACCTCGTCCGAGTGGCGTCACATTCGAAACCAAATCATCGTTCGTGACAACGGCTGCGATTTGGGTGTTGCTGGATACGAGATCTACGACAGAATCTACATTCACCACCTGAAGCCGATGACGGTTATTGACATTCGTTACGCTGACGAGAGCATGCTCGATCCAAACAATTTGATCAGCACGACACACCAAACGCACAACGCAATTCACTACGGTGACGAAAGACTACTTCCCCGGCCTTTCGTCGCACGTAAACCCAACGACACGAAACTCTGGTAGAGAGGAGTGACTCCTTGACTTTCCCCGAAGGCACTCCGACCAAACGAGTGAACTTCACATCTCGAACTGCCGCCGAAGGCGAGCGAGTACACGGGCTCATTCGTCTATCACCGAATGTTCCTGAAGTCGTCATCGCCGGTGTTCCTGTTCGTTGGACAGGAGGCGGTAGTTATCGATTCGATTCTCTCGGCCGAATGATTTCAAATGATGGAACGCTAGGGGTTGAGCTTCTCGACAATTCAGCTCCGGGTTCAAATCCTCGTGGTTGGTTGTGGGAAGCCTCTATAACCATCGATGCGAAAACCAGCGTTCGTAACTTTTCTCTGGCCGGAGTTTCAGATGGCGCAGATCTGAACGATCTCTTGGAGATCAATCCTCGAACTCCGAGTTATGTTCCTGTCGCTGGTCCCCAAGGCCAACAGGGCGAACAAGGCGTTCAGGGTATTCGAGGCATTCAAGGTCTTCCCGGCACTGATGGTACAGATGGAACCGATGGTATTGACGGCCTTGAAGGTGAGCAAGGCGAACAGGGCGAACAAGGTCTTCCTGGTACTTCTGGAAGCAGCGAACGAACCGCCAAGGTTCGCATAACCGATGACGATCTGAGCGGTCTCCCCGAAGCTCTATCGTGGACAGTTGTTCAAACATCAAGTGGCACTCATCTTCAATGCTCCATACCTGCCATCGCTGGTGATCGCGTTGAGGTGTACGCGGGGTTCCTTTACATCGGCTCGCACTATCTAGACTGGGTTCTGCTAGACAACGTCGGTGGCATTTCTCTGTACGCGACTTCGGGATCATCTACACCTCCTGGCGAGGGCGATCCTGCGATGTATCCGTACGCCAGTGGTTTGATCAGAAACCCAATGCCACCGATGTTTGTTGTCGAGGAATCCCACATCAGTGCAGGGCGAGCATCATTCGCGTTGGCTCATCAAGGTCCTTACGCTGCAAATGCGAATCGTGTGTACGCTCACCCCACTTACCCGTTTTCGATGCGTTTGAAGAACATCGGTCCGGAACCTGCTTGATCCTTGCTAAATAGATAGGAATGCTGCATGACCACCATCGCATACGACAAGCCCGTCAAGGACTTCATCGCCGAGCTCA